CTACGGCAGCGGCTACGGCTACGGCAACGGCTACGGCTACGGCTACGGCTACGGCTACGGCGACGGCGACGGCAACGGCTACGGCTACGGCGACGGCGACGGCGACGGCACGGTGGAAAGCGGGAGGGCTAGGCGATGACCGACATCCATTCATGCAGCTATTACTGCATCCGCCCCGCCTGCGTGCTGGCTCAGAGAGATGAACTGCGGGACAAGATGCTTGAAACGCAGCGATGGAATAAAGTTTACGAGCTGGCCCAAGCTAATTTTGAGGCACAGCAAAAAGCGCTGATGCAGGCAAAGAAGGTATTAGGAGAAAGGGATGACTGACTTAGAGAAAGCAGCGCGGCAGGCGCTGGATGCGATGGAAGCGGCGCTTGATGAATCAGTGCACGGCAATCACATTTCGTGCCGTGCGATTTTGACGACACAAATTGACGCACTCCAGACCGCGTTAGAAAAGCAGGCCGAGCCGGTTGACAAAGCGTTGACAAATGCCGGGCCGCAGGTTGACAAAGAGCAGGCCGAGCCGGTGCCCGAGCTTGATGCTCAGAGTCGGCATATGCACGATCTTTTGGACAAGCTGGACAAACTATGATCTGCCAAACTTGTGAGAAGTTGATTTGCCGGTGTTTTCTTGAGGTGCACAAGCGTCAACCCGAGGGGAAGGTCTACAAGCCGTTGACCGATGACTTGGATGAGGTCATGGCTGAGATTGCCAAAGAACGTCGAGCGCGGGACCGCGCATACTACGAAAATTATGCTCGAAAGAACCGTTGAGCGTTACCTCGTTGAGATGGTCAAGGAACTCGGGGGCAAGGCTTACAAGTTCACCAGCCCCGGCCATTCTGGCGTCTCAGACCGCATTGTCGTGCTGCCGGGCAATCGGGTATGGTTTGTCGAACTCAAGTCGCCCACAGGCCGTTTGACCCCCTTGCAGGAGAACTTTGCGCGGGAGATCAAGGGCCTTCAAGGCAACTACGCCTGCCTCCACTCCAAGGAAGAAGTTCGACAATGGCTTATCTCCCTGCACTCCCATTAGGCTACGAAATCAGCGTGTGGCTACTGATCAACAACCGCATCAGGGTGTACGCGATGGCGATGCCCTTACTGGAACTGAACGAAGGAACAATGCAATGGCAGGAACTCTAAGGCCCTACCAAGAAACGGCAGCGCGGATGCTGCTGAACCTACCGGCGGCGATGGTGCTTGCGCCGGTCGGCGCGGGCAAGACCGCGATCACACTGACCGCGATCAACCGCAGCAAGCTGCGGTTTCTGGTCATTGCCCCGCTGCGGGTGGCTGACAACGTGTGGGCGCAGGAGGCCGCGAAGTGGGCACCCGACTGCAAGGTCGAGGTGGCGACCGGCGGCCCCAAGCAGCGGGCGGCTGCGCTCGCCTCGGACGCCCGTATCGTGGTCATCAACTACGACAATCTGATCTGGCTGGCGAAGCAGGAACTGAACTTCGACGGCGTGGTCTTCGATGAACTGACCAAGATGAAGAACCCCGGCGGGCAGCGGTTTAAAGCCTTGTTCAGCATCATCAACAACTTTAACGTCTTGTGGGGTCTGACCGGATCGTTTACGTCGAACGGACTGGAGGACGTATTCGGCCAGTGCAAAATTATCGACAAGACTTGGCTGGGGCGCAGCAAGGGCGCGTTTCTCCAGACCTACTTCACCTGCACCAACCCCGACTACGGTGAGTGGAAGCCGCGCCGGGGCGCGCTTGAGCGGGTCATGGAGCGCATCAAGCCCTACACCTTCGTGCTGGACCCCGGCGACTACAAGGACAAGCTGCCCGCGCTGCATGAGGTCGATGTCGATTGCGAGATGAACATGGACTACTACGACAAGATGAAGAAACAATTCGTTCTTGAATTCCCCGATGTTGGCACGATTGCGGCAACGTCGGCGGCGGTCGTCATCGGCAAGCTACAGCAGATCGCGTCCGGGTTCGTGTACGGCCCGGCTGGCGAGACGGTGCGCTTGGGCAGTCACAAGTTCGATGCGCTCGACAACCTGCTGGAGGAGAACCAGCACGCCAACACCATCGTCGTGTACCAGTACAAGGCTGAACTGGAGGAGTTGCTGCGCCGCTACCCCAAGGCCGGGACGGTCAAGGACATCGAGGCGTGGAACCGGGGTGAGGTGCCGCTGCTGCTGCTGCACCCTAAGTCGGCGGGGCATGGGCTCAACCTCCAGCATGGCGGGCACCATATCGTGTTCCTGTCGCTGCCGTGGTCGCTGGAACTGTACGAACAGGTCATCGGGCGTCTGCTTCGCAGCGGGCAGACCAAGGACGTATGGTGCTACCGGCTGATGACCCGCAAGACGGTGGACTACCGGATCTTGGACGCGCTCAAGGGCAAAGCGGACCTGAGCGAACTGGCGATGGAGGCCCTATGCTGACTTGGCGCGAGATGATGCGGGCGCTGCGGACGATGACCGAGGAGGAACTGACCACGGCGCTTGCCGAGGAGGTCCACACCCACAAGCGGATCTTCGTCGCGGAACGTATACACCAACGGTTATGTGCTGTTCGTGCTGTAAGGGAACGTCAGGAGTTATTTGACAAGTTGAAAATAGTATGATATCATGTTTCTACCGTAATGTCACGGTGTAAACAAAAAGGTAAAGTAAAGTGAAGAAGAAACTTGACTACAAGACGTTGCCTGAACCCCTTCGCACTCGGTCGGGTTGCAAGGTTGCTTGGAAGTATTACGGCACTTTGCAGGAAGCCGAGGAAGCCGCAGTGCTTGCAAGGCACAACGCCTTGATCGACGAGCGGCTGGGGTATGACTTTGGCTATCAATCGCCCGGCTTGATCCGCGAGATGGATGACGGGACGTTTGAGGTCTGCGTTTCGTAACTAGGTAGGCGGGCGCGCCGCGAGGATTGCAATGTGGCGCACCCGTCCGACCCGGCCCTGCCATCCCTTGCCGAAGTGCTCCCACCCGGGGATAGCCCGCAGGAAAGCCAGACGGGCGTCGCAGAACTCGTTGATGACCTCGGGGGTCTTGCGGGCTGCGGCGACCGTCACCGGCCCGATGCGCGAGTCCACGGTCACTCCACAGACTTGCTGGAGCAGGCGCGAGGCGCGGGCGACACCCGAGTTCACCGCGCAGTCGAACACAGCGTAGTCGAGGCCTGTCGGCAGGCTGTTGCCTCGCACAGGCATCCAGTAGCGGGCGAAGTAGATCGGCTTGACCTGCTCAACCTTGAGCGATCGGATGGCATCCTTGGTGACCGGATGCCCGACCCATTCCTCCCAGACCCGGCGGGTGATGCCGTGGTTGGTCGCCCCGCCGGGGTCGCGGGGATGGTCAACGTAACCGCCTTCGTCCCGAAGGACGTAGGTCAGGCACTCGTCAAACGTCATTCCGAGGGGTGGGGGTGGAGCCGATCTGGTCGGGCACCAGCACTCCAACGATGCCAGCCAGCGACAGGCCGACGGTGATGATCAGGTCGGCCAGCGCAGGCGCAATGGGGATGCCAGCGGCGGTCACCAGCATGATGATGCCGCGCCACGTTGAGGCTTCGCGCAGTCGGGAGAGGAGATAGTTCTTCATTTGTCGGCCTTTGCGTCGAGTTTGTCGGAAATGTGCTTCAGCATCGCCCTGATGTCGGCAATATCGTTGCGGTAGTCGTCGCGGATGACGTAGACCAGCGGCAGCTTGCGGATCTCGGCATCAAGCACGTTAACCTGCCTGTGTAAATTCGTGATGACAAAGACCGCAAGGAACCCGGCAATCGCCGCAACGGCGTTAATTACTGTTTGAACGTCCATCTCTCAGCGCGCTTCGGGTTTTGGGGCCTTGGCCGAGCTTTTGCTTGGGCAGCGCGGACAGTCGGGTCTGAAGATCCTCGGCAAAGTCTAGCATACGGTCGCGGTTGGCTTTTGCTGTTGCAATCTCAGCCGCGCTTGGGACTTTGGCCCCCGGCACGCGAGCGGCTTCGGCCTGCGTGGCGCGCTTGGCAATCTCATCGAATGCGTCTGCCTTCTGGCGAGCTTTGGTAACCGTATCCAACAGCCACTGGCGGTTAAACAAGTCCTCTGGCGAAAACTTCGACGCATAGGTCGCGTCGGTTGCCAGCTTCAGATCAGACTGCGCTTTCTTCCATGCAACCTTTTCGGTTGCGGACATCGCAAAACTTTGGCCCGACTGCATTTTGTCCACTGCCGAGGCTAGTTCGTTCGTCGGGGGCAAGGCTTCGCCCGCCTGCTTGACCGGGCGCAGCTTGTTGATGAACGGGTCAAAACTCAGATCGACGCCGCCTCTGGTCGGCGCTCGCTGGCCTTCAGCAGCGGCTGCGGCGGCGTCTGCGGCCTCGGCAGCACGCTGGTCGATGTCACGCTGCTGTTGGCGCAGCCGCTCGCTTGTGGCGGGGCTGTAGGGTTCGTTGGTCAACGCCGTGCGCGATGCCGTCATCGGGTTCGGCGCATTCGGCGGGATCGGCGACGGTTGCGGGCGCTGCGGCATTGTGAAGTTCGGGCCGTTCCGCATACCTATGGCAAGCTGATTTGCCGGGGCAAACTGCGGGCTTAGGGGCACACCGCCGGGGTTCAGCATAAAGTTGGGGTTTGGCCCCAACACGTTCGGGTTGTAGGGCTGGAAAGGCGAGAAAGGCCCGGCAGGCGGGTTGTAAGGTGAGAAGGGCGGCGCATCAGGTTGGATGCGCCGGTCAGCAGGCATGGCACGCCGCTGCGCGGCCTCGGACAGCACGCCCCGGCGACCAGCAGCGCCCGCAACCTCGCCGAGCGCAGCGCCGATAAGGCTCCCCTCAAACCCCATTCCGGCCATTGAACCAATGCCAAAGCCTGCCATGCCGCCAAGGCCCGACCGCGCAAGACGCGCCTGCCCGGCCAAACCCTGAGAGGTCGAAACCGCAGACGGGAAATTGCCCGCAAATTTGCCTACGTCGTTCAGTGCGCCGGTGAACTTGCCCGGTTCAGAGCCGGTCACCTTGGCGATCTGCGTCGGGTCGATCTTGCCGGTGTTGAAATCGACAGTATCTTCCCACGCATAGATCTTCGCCATCTGCTTACGGGCATCCTTGAATTTCTGGATGTCCCTTGGGTTCTTCATGTTGCGCTCGACCGCATCTTCAATTGCGGTAGCCATGCCCCGAGCAAATTTAGCTTCAAGAGTGTCGCCCGCTTTCCATGCGCCCGAGGACGCCTCGCGCAGGTTTCGGATGTCCCGCAGCGCCGTCGCGCCGTTGAAGTTGCCTGTCTGCATAAGGTCGCGCAAGGCATCCAGCCGACCGTTGTATGCAGCGGCTTTTTCCGTCACGCTTGGCGAAACCTCTAGCTTTGTCAGCGCGGCATCCAACGCTTTGTCGGGCACCAGCGTGCCCATCTGACCGATCTGGTTGTAGGGGCCTTCATGCTTTGCCCGAGCAGCAACAAACGGGTCTTTGCTGGTCAGCGTGGCATTGGCAGGAATGCCAGTGTCGTACCGCATGATTTCGTCAATCTTTGCGACGTTCTGCGCGGTCAGCGCCGCGTTGGCTTCAGTGG